GCGACAACCAAAGCTGCCGCACCCATTGCTTTATATATAGTACTAAGACTTAAGCCTTTCAAGATATTCGCTATCTGTGGCTACCTCAGAGTCATCCATCGAAGGAATGGCTCTCTCTACAGAGAGTTCAGGAAGAATAGAATCTGCGATCTGCTTCACTTCTTCGTAGTCTTCCAACTTAACCAAACCATGAATGTCATGTAGGCTGTCCATCCAGGCCGCAGTTTCGGCATCAGAACCAGCGGGGCTGGACTTGGGCCTAGGGGCGGACTGGTCGTACTTGGGCCATTGGCCCTCCATAGTCTTGATAATTTTAAAGTCATGACCCTCAGTAAGATCGGTGATATCACCGTAATCTTCGTCAAGCATGGCCCCAATCATCTTTTGAAAAAGCATGATCCCAATGGATAGGATCTTAACTTCGCCCGCTTCACGGTTTACAATGTTCATGTAATACCTATTGCGGGGCTTGATTTGACGAGCAGTTGCTTCGTCATCCTTACTGCCAGTCTTCCACAGACCGAAATAAGCCGTACAAAGAGGGCAATCCTCTCCATGGACTCTGCGGCAATGAAAATTACGGACCTGCCCATCATCTGTAGTAATGCGGTGAATCTTCGTCTCAGCGTAAAATTCAGCCTCATCATTGGGAGAGGGGAGGATACGAACAACATTCGTGCCTTCTTGGACTTGGAAAAAATTGTTCAGAAAATCGGAACTGGATCCCGTACCAGTACGAGTAAGTTCAGCATGCTTCTGACGCAGTTTTTCTAGATCAATTGCCATATTAGTTTCTCCAGTTATTTTAGTTTATTAGTTTTCAGAGGGATCCTCTGTCTTCTTATTATAGACCACTCACAAATTTCTTAGCGATAAATCTGAGTTTCTGCTCGGGAGTTTGCGGACAACTGAACCAGCATATCCTTCTTTTGCTCCAAAGACTGAACCAAATTAGTAATAAGATTTAGTTTAAAGTTTTGTGTTACAACCTTTTCGTGCAACTCACGATATTCGGGTTGTGAAATAACATATGCTTCAAGATACTTATCAGTAGCCTTCATATTTGCCAGTAGCCTGTCTTCACTCTCTCTCTTTCTAGTTTGTGCCATATACTGGGCTAAATCTAGTTGAGATCTTTCATACTCCTTGCGAGCAATAGCACGAAGCCCATTATAATACGAATACATTGAGGCTTGTCTACTCAATTCACCATCAATGTCATGTTTGTCTAATTTAACAATCTCATCTGAAATAGCAATATAACTATCCCAATTTAAATCTTTAAACGCTAACAAAAGCTTTTCAGCCTTACTTACTGTGCCCATATTTTATATTCCTTATCTGTTAATTTAATTAAACTACCATCGCTTTGCCATAAAATCCAATCCCCCACCTTACCATGAAGGCTACAAACTCCTTGAACGCCGACAGTATTAGATTTAGCCAAGCAAAACTTGTTAGGACATTGATAAGCCCATACACCCTTAACTCTGGTCCACGCAAGCCCCTGAGGTGCAAACTCATTAGGTCTAGGCGTAAACATTATAAACCTATTCATCTTTACCGCATTCCCCTGTTTAGGGGAACCATAACCACCCATACTAGCATAAGGCATTAGTCTTCCTCTTCCTCAAATATATCCATTGATTCAGTCATACGCAAGGTTCCATAATTCACATTAATAGGAACAATAAACCTCTGATGACTGTTACGCGATTTCATCACATATGCTCTCATAAAACCATTCTCAAATTCTTCTTCATTTTGGTTTAACGAAAGAGCGAAATCACAAGTTCGAATTTTGCCATACGCATCGGCTAATTCAACATCAGTAATTACCTTCACACTTCTCCCCTGTCGGTTAGTCTGCGTTGCAGTCCATACCAAACAATCATTTTCTACAGCCAAGCCACGAAATTCTTCTGATATCCGTTGTTGTGCTTGATACTCTGCCATACCTTCTCTAGAAGGACGCATAAGTTCCAAGTAATCAATAACGATTAGATCAGGTTCAAAATCTTCATAGTTTTTCAACTGAACCAACAAAGCCCGTACACTATTTACTGTGGCTTGACCAGTTGGGAATTGTTTAATTACTAACTGGCTGGAAGGGTACCTTCCACAGAACTGTTCTATACGCTCATGAAGAACATTCTGCTGTGTTTTAAGCTGCGTCTGCGGTACCAGCGCCATAACCGAGTCAAACCTCTGGGCGATCTTGTCCTCAGACATTTCTAGGGAAAGATAGAGAACCTTTCTGCCTTCCATTAGAGCCTCGACACTCTGGTTGACCAAGAATAGGGATTTCCCTACTCCAGGCGGAGCGACAACCATTGCCAACTCTTTCGCGCTAAGCCCACCCTCCAGAACCCTATTAAGAGAAGGTAGGAAAGTCCCATACCTATCAGAAAAATCCTCATCAAAAACTCGCTTCCAGCGATCCTTAATTGACGGAAAGTATACCTGTCCGTAATCTACTGTCCTGCATACAGTTAATGCCTTCCTAACTTTTTCCTCAATCTCTTCGATCCTGTCTTCCTTCAATAACCCAATGCTATCCTTAATCGCTTCCTTCATAGAAGCCTTACGAGCAAAATCCTCTACCAGATCTAATAAATAATCAGGATTTTCTAAAGAGGAGGCATCCAACCCATTGACCATAAGAATCTCATCCTCGTAGTCAGAAAGACTCTCCGAAGCAACCTTCTCTTTACGAGCTTCTTCGATGATTATCTCATCATTGGGAAGTTTAAGATATTCTTCGTAATGATCTCTAACAATACTGAAAATTCTGGCGTGGACTGGGAAATCAAAATACTCAGGCTGAACGAGATTCACTATCTGGAGGTAGAAACCCCTGTTTGACTTCAGCAGGTAAAGAACTCCCCGTTGGAGATTTTCACTAAATTCGTATTTCATGGTAGTTATAAGTTTTGACTAGGGTTTCTGGGTTTAGTTACATCGAGTCCTGCCTTTTTATAGACTTGCTCGGTCAAATTTTTCATGTTTTTCCGTCTTTGCCGTACCTTATCTGGTGAGTGGTGAATAAGTTTTCCATCTTCTGCTAATTTCTCATAATTAGGAGTATATGAGGAGTAATGTTCGGACCCAGTTTGCATTCTTTCTTTACTTGCAGCAATGGATTCTTTATAAAAAGTATCTGCTTGACCCTTATCCATACCATGTCTAGCGTAATCTTCTGCTTTATTCTGGTTTGTGGAGAAATCAATTCCTCTAAAACTTACAGATCCAATTTCGTAATTGCGTTCGCCCTTCTTGTAGCACTTTGGGCACATGGAACTTTTATCCACCTCAGATACCTCTCTCAGTTTTTCCCAAGATATATCACAACTGGTGCAAGCAAACTTATAAGTAGGCATTATCCACAATCTCCGCCAGCAATGGAACAGGCCATACCGTCAGCAACGGCCTTTTCCACTTCATCTACCTGAGGTTTATTTAGGTAATCATCTACCGACATGGCTGTTAAGGGTTCCTCTCCCTTGGACCCAGCCTTATAAACAGTAAGACCTTTAAGATAGTGGGAGTATTCCAAAGCAGTATCAGCCAAATCAGAAGCTTCAAAAGTCTCAGGAAGATTAATGGTCTTACTGATGCAAGAATCCATGTACCGTTGTATAGTAACTTGTACACGAATGTGCTCTTCAGGTGTTACATCATAAGCCCCAACGAAGTTATCTAAAGGTTTATTTTCCTTAACAAATTCGTCAAACAGGGGGTCAACCACCACAACCTTCTTGTTAACATTCCCATCCCTATACCGTCTGAGATAGACGGGGGCAAAGATAGGCTCAATACCAGAAGATACGCCCATAAGCATGGAAATGGTACCGCACGGAGGTATAGTCAGCATAACTGCATTCCTTATGCCGTGCTGCTTTATAAGCATGCGGATACGGGCTGGCAAAGTTTTAGCAAAGTCCTGGGACAGGTACGCCGTAGAATCAAACTCAACGAACGATCCCTTATCCCTGGCCGTGTATACAGACTCTTTGTATGCCTCGTCTCTGATAGTGGTAAATAACCTGTCAAGGAATTCTAGGCACTTCTCAGATCCATACAGAATTCCCAGTTTTATAAGCATATAATGTAACCCTGTTACACCCAAACCAATACGCCTGGATCTTTGGGCGACCTCTTCGCAAGTCTTAGTTGGAAAATGGTTTATGGTTAGGATGTTGTCTAGAAAGCGCACACCAGAGCGTACTGTACGAGCCAACCGTTTCCAATCAACCTCACCATCGGTAACCATGTTGGAAAGATTAACATTTCCTAAGCAGCAATTACCATAAGAAGGTAAGCTAATTTCTCCACAAGGATTAGTAGAATCTAGACTTTCAAAATAGCTTACATTAGTATAACTGTTGGCAAGATCAATATTGTAAATACCAGGATCTCCTGACTCTACCGAATTGGTCCAAATTTTGTTCCACAGGTCCTTGGCTTTTAGATCTACTTTCCCCATCATGGAAAAAGTATCCGTGAACCCTTTCCTGTGATGCTGTAAAGCCCGCTCAGTAGCATCCTCTTCGTCAAGGGCTACAACATTAATAGTATCAGAACTTCCATCTTCGGAAGTTCTAATTAATTCATAAACATAGTAGTTCTTATTGTTAAAGGTAAAGTACCAATCCTCGCCCAACTCGCAAGCGTTAATAAAATCATTAGTAATGGCTACAGAAATATTAAAATTGTTCAATTCTCCCTTATCCAGTTTGACATGGAGGAACTCTAGGAGGTCTGGGTGAGTTATATTTAAAATGCCCATCAGAGCGGTACGCCTACTGCCACCAGACCGCACATGACATCCTATCTCATTAATCATTCGCATAACAGAGATGGCACCTGGGGCTGAGTGCTTATTATTTTGTATATCATCCCCTTTAGGACGAATCTTCGAGAAATTGAACCCTATACCACCACCAGCACAAGAAATCTTGTACATATCATCAATAGTTTTACCTATCGAGATGACAGAATCTTCAGGAATGATAACATAACAATTGAGAAGATTGTGCTTACCAGCATTACGCCCGGAACCGTAAATAATGCGTCCTCCAGGGATGAGATCACCAGACGATATCGTCTCGTAAAACTTCTTTTCGTATTTTTCTTTTTCATCATCTGATTCAGTGGATGCCGCTGCTTTTGCAATAACCTTGGCCCTCTCAGACCACTTGGTTTCTCCTGGGTAGGCGTATCTCTTTTCAAAGATATCTTGCCCTAAATCATTAAGCTTTGCGATTGTCATTATTTTTCCTCAAAAGGCTAGTGTAGAAACGCCGTCCTTCTTAATTATAGTAAGCCGTTTAGAACTATCGAGGAGGCTTCCTAGAAATTTATTATGAGTTATCACAAAGATATTTTTCTCCTTCTTAAGTTCATGTAATAATATATACAGCCCCTTCAATCCATCTTCGTCTAAGTTCTCCGCTACTTCATCGAAAAATAAAATATCAGATTGGTTTTTATTAGTCAATGCCAATAAATCCTGTAAAGCAAGCATTACGGCTAGATTTACCTTTCGCCGTTCCCCACCAGACAAAGAAATATAATGGGTAATCTTACCATTTATAGTAAGTACCTCATTTAGCTCATCATTGAAATTTATCAAAACTTGCCCATTAGTCAAAAAAGATAAATAGGTGTTTGACTTATCATTTAGATAATCTAAGATATTTTTTATTATATATTTTATCAACCCATGCTCTGAAAAAGCTTTTTCCCAAAATTTCATTATCTCGTAGTTTTTTATATTTTCCCGCTTCGCTAGATCAGCCTGTACAATCTTTTCCTCAACCTCACCAAGGAGTTCTTCATACCAGTCTTTCTTAGTCATCAACTCCTTATATTCTAAATAGTTTGAATACTCATCCGACGAGAAAGGTATATCTATTGATTGATATTCCTTTTCTAGCTTCGCTAGTTTTTTAGAGATTCCAGAAATTTGGCCCTGGGCGGCGGACTGGGATTTCGATAATGTAACTTCATCTATTTCAGACTCCCCACCACAAGCACCACAAACCTTATGCCCTGCTTTAAGCAAATCGCGAATGTCCCTCTCTTCCTTACGCGCTACTCTCCTCCTTCTCTCTAGGTCCAAACTCTCCGACCCTATATCCCTTAGTCTCTGTTCCGCACTGAGCAGATCCACCAAGCGCAGACTAACAGCATCAAATGACTCATGATTATACTCCTCTTTGTCAATGTTTATTTTATCTAAACTTGTTCTCACATCTTTTGCAGTAGCAATGTGCTCATCTATTACCGCAGCCTTAGATTTAATCTCCTGATTAAATTGAGACTTGTATCTCTTCACTCTGTCTCTCTTGGAAAATACCTCATCCAAGTTAAGAAAATTACGAATGATTGTTCTCTTGTCCTCTGGCGTAGCGCTGAGGAAATCTAGTTTATTATGCTGACCAAAGACCATACTAGCCATGAACACTTTGTAATTCGTATCCAGAGTCTCGTCTATCAGGGCTTGGGTTTCTGCCATCGTTGATTGAGTGTAGCACTTTTTATCAATAAAAAATTCAAGCTTCGAAGGCTTTCTCCCTCTAGTAATCACAAATTTATTGTCTATCTCAATGGTCACCTGACAATTCTTTTTGGCCTTGTTATTCACCAAGGCATCCTCGTTACTCTTACGAATGGTCTTCCCAAATAAACCCCATACCATAGCCTCAAACAAGGCGCTCTTGCCAGCCCCATTGGACCCTCCAGTATCAAGATTCTTTCCCTCTACAACTATGAGTCCCTGGTAGCCAGCAAACTCTAGTTTCACATCCTGTATGGAATAAAAATTTTGTATAGAAACTGAATTAATCTTCATGTAACATCCTGTATCCTGCTAGCAGATCATCTTTGTCTATAGAAATCTCACAAGACTTAATATAATCATCTATAACTGCCTCATTTATAGAGAATAAATTCCTGTCTGGTCTGTAGGAGGACATCGCGGCAGAGTCCATAACAGGACGAAATTTAATGTCTAATTGCTGCACCGAACAGATGCCCAATAGTTCATCCCTAAGGGAGTGCTGGTTCTCAGTGCCTAACTTATCCAGAAACACTCTCAAGTGGGTAAAGTAAGACGGATCATTTATGATATCTAATTTGTCGGGTACTTCTTCAAGGTCATAAACTAGATGTCGTATGCCGCCCATAGAAGGCTTGAAAACCCAGTCGTTGTCCCACTCCTTCACAGCATAGTAAAACTCTCGCCCAGAGTCTCCAAAATTTATGCAGTAAGGAGGACCAAGTAAGGTTACATCCGTGCTAACTCCCTCAACTTCAACGGATTTGTTATTAAATCTATGGATATGACCAAGGAGAGTGCGATTATTAAACTCAGACAGGCCAATATTAAAATCATTATCACCAGCGGAGTTAAGACAGCCATCATAACCAAAGTGCCCAAAAACTGTATTCCCTTTTGGTGTTCCTGCAAGAGCTTCTTTAATTTTATTTTCATTTTCATAGTGTGGTATAAATGTCCAGTTATCAAATGTTTTTGTGTGCGTTATTACCCGTACTTTATCACTGGCGAACAGGCTGAGGGCGGTTACCCCATCATCTGCTTTTGTTTCACTGTCGTGATTACCTCTGAGTATCCAAACTCTACAAGCAAATCCAGCTATAAGTCTGCGTAAACCTAGCAGCACAGAGGGGGAGGGCTTACGGTACATAAATACATCACCCATAATAACAACATCATCGGGAACCTCCTCATCATAAATTGAGAGTAGGTGATCCACTTGTGCATCTAAGTAGCCCGGTCTCGGGTTATTAAGATGTATGTCAGTTACTACTAGAGTCTTGCCCATATGTTATGGCCTCACCGCAACATTCACACACAAAGGGACACGATAGTACATCTTCGGTAGTCCTGTAATCAAAGGTCACTTCCTCTCCAGCGTATAAAATCCCAGACGCTACAACCCTAAGCCCATCAACGACCACAGTAGGATCGCATGAATGATTCATGTAGCTACCGTAGGAATCAATAATGTGTACTCCTTCGTCCACCCTGATTGATTCCCTAGTAGGTTCTGAGACTTTCGCCCCGCACAGTTCAAAGAGTAGTTCGCCGTCTTTAAATTTCCTTGCAGAGAAGAGACCAATCTCCCCGTTACTTTTAATTGATGTAAAAACTTCGTGCATTTATACTCCTAAGTAGGAAATAATCTCATCCATATTTGAAACAATTCCCTTGGTATATTTAGCCTCCACACCATCACCAAAGGACTTACCAACCAGGGCTTCAATTTCAAAAGGGACTGTGAACGAATGTCCAAAAGCTTTTTCCAGCATGGGGTACTGGGTCATGTGATAATGAGCGGTACTAAGAGTAGTTTCCAACTCGTCAACTGGGGATACAATCTCAATGCTGTCATGCACAGTACTTACAACCCTAGACTTCATACCATGATCAGAGAACTCATTTGCTATTCCCAACAGAGAAAATAATAAAATATCAGAAGAGGTACTTTGAATAACAAAATTAAACCCCTGCCTCAACGACCTGTGCTGGGTAGACTTATCCCCAGAATCTATGTCTAGTAGGTTTCTCCTTCTACCTAGGATGGTGTAAGCGTACTTGTTCTCTCGTATAAAATTATGAACATAGTCCATGAAACCGAACACTCCTGGGTATACCTCCCTGTATGTGTTGACCACACTCTCAGCCTGTCTCATGGACACACCCATAGTCTCCGCTAGATTAAAGGCACCTCCACCATAAACCACCAAGAAGGAAACAGTCTTAGCCATCTGCCTCTCGTGAGGAGTAACCTCAGAGATATCTTTATTGAAGAGGAGACTTCCTGTGTATGAATGCAAGTCCTCCCCAGACTCAAAAGCACTACGCATATTATCGTCTCTGGATAATATAGCGAGGACTCTCAACTCCATAGTGGAGTAGTCTAAGGTGATAAAACCTTCACCGTCTGGGGCCACAAACATAGAGCGTATGTTATGCTTGGTTTCTCTGGGAAGGGTGTGGAAGGAAACCCCCATAGGTTTCTCTGCTGAGTACATGGCGCAGGACAACCTACCAGTAGCGGTCCCGTCAAAGCGGTAGTCTACATAAATATTATCAGTCTGAGTATATTCAAGGGCTTTTAGTGTACCATTTATGTAAGTTTTTTCCAGCTTCTGGGTCTTTCTCAAACCTAGCAGATCAGAAATGAAATCCCTGCTTGCTAGCAAATCCTCGGTTGTTTTTTCTGCTACCACAGATTTGCTTATCATCTTTCCCTCGTCCCTGTACTTCCACTTACTCATGTCTTCCTCCCAGACAACTCTGATTCAATTTGTTCAAGCAGTATTTTCAAAGTAGGGGCGGAGACTGAGGGATTCCCCTTAGCAGTATTGTCAGGGGGATACAGCCTGAACCCATCTTCTCTGGTGTACAGTATTTCTATGAGATTACTGTTGGATGAGATATTATCATCCTTATGCACCTGGGGGTAGTCGTACAAGCCATCTTCCAAGTTAATATTTGAGTGGTTCAGCTCCTTACCCACAGACTTTAGAGCATCTCTGGACACTCTCAAACCTTCCCTCTCCATATCAGCAAACACTGTGGTCACGGGAGAGATAAGCTTATCATACAACTTGTCTGCCCCTGTATTCTCAAGTTCTTCCATCAAGGTGTGAAATAATTTTAGAGTGAAGTAGGAATCTAATGCGTTACCTCTGGCGCAATCTCTTAAGGATAACTCTGACCAGACAAAATTACGAGGGTTACTAACGGTAAGCATTACAGATCCTCTAATTCATTTGAAAAGTATAGTTTAACTAGGTCCTTCAAACTCTTTGGGATGTCCTCGTTAACTAAGTGAGCCATAATTTTGGTATCCCAAACATTGACAGCGGTGATGCCGTACTTAGAAAGAAATTTCAAATCAAACTTAGCGTTGTGGAATATCTTTTTATTCTTTTCATTGGTAAGCAGAGTATGCAACCATTTTATAACAGCAAATTTCTCACCAGTTTCAATAACATGATCTTTATGATCAATAGGTATAACTATATTGTTGCCTTCCCAACTAACTCCCACGGTCATCATAATATCGGTTAGGAAATTTAACCCAGTGGTTTCGATATCCACAGCGATAGGCTCAGTTGTAGTAAGAAGATAATTATACTCAGATAATGTCTCAAAGGTATCAACCAACTCGTAACTAAAATCTCCCTTCGATATCTTCTTTAAAATGTACTTCTCATAAGCATTTTGTATGTCCAACTCAAACAGATACCTGTTCCTCGGCTCCTTCAAAACTGAATAGGGGTGGAAGATGGGGACAACAACATAGTCTTCCTCGTCCAGAGTATAGAGAAAAGCTGAACCTCGTTTGTTTGTTATTCCAGACTTCTTTATCAGCATTTTCATAGCCAAGTTTCCACAGCAGAAAATTAGCTTTGGCTTTACCTTACGGATGGTATCTGCTAGGTGTTCACGGCAAATCTCCCTATTAGCTGGAGACATATCAGATTCTTTTACCCCAGGACACTTAACCGCTGCGGAGAATGTGTAGTCCTCGGACGGAATAGAAGAACAGGCTTTCCTAATCACACCTTCAACCTCTTTATCTGAAAATGCTACCACCTGACCATAAGAATACTTTATAGAGTCTGACAGAAAGAGAATGGGGGCGCTGGACAGCTCCTCGTAATCCATTACCGAATGTATAGGCTTATTATCGTCAAGGATAGAGCAGCCCTGGCATGCCTCATTCCCTTTGAGGGCTCCAGCGCCGAAGAATAGACTTTCTAGTTTGTCCATCATACTATGATAGGGTATGAGTAAGAAACATTATATTGATAACAAAAAATTTGAGATACTCATCGCAAATTACCAGAAAAATCCTAAGAAGCACGAGGATGAACTGGTGCAAATATTCGACTTGCTCATTAGTAATATAATAAATTCATTCAAATTTAAGTTAGACTTTGATGATGCTAAACAAGAATGCTTCCTTCTCGTGTTAAAAGTTATAAGAAATTTCAACCCAGGAAAGGGGAGTGCATTCAATTACTTCACCACAGTTATAGTTAACAACTTGAAACTATTATATACTAAAAATAAAAAGTATCAAGAAAAACTTAAAAAGTACAAAGAGAAAAGGGAAGACTCGCTACCCAAGACTTAGGACTCTGTAGATTTCTGGCAGGTAATCAGAAGAGTTCACCTTGTCCTTCTTGATAGACACAAGGTGGGGAATCTTAGTAGTCTTGAAGATAACAAACGAGTGTGGCATAGAAAAACTATTAACCACATAGACGGGTTTTCCAGTAGTCTCTCCATACCTAGCCTTTAATTCCTCTACTAGCTTCTCAGAATAAGAGTCCCACAAGGAAACATACAAGATATAAATTGCACTCTTAGCTTTCTTTTGCTGGCGCAGGATCTTGTTAAGGTCATGTTCCTTGGAGAGGAAGTTTAGACTGTAGCCCATTACTCTTCTTCGGTATCGTCAAATTCTACTATCTCTACGCCCGCTGGCTCTGCTGAAACAGCAGTCACACCAGACAGGTCAGGAATGTGAATGCCAGAAGCCTCAAGTTCTTCCTTGTGTGTTTCGGCGTATTCCTGTACCTTTTCAGTTAGCTGATCATTCAGTTCCTGAATAC